TGATGTTCTTACTTTCGATGAGTTGGTCAGGTTTTTCACAGACCGTTACCAATCAAATGACGATAGTAAGAAATGATTCAGTAGTAAAGCTAGAAGTTCCGATAGTAAGATTGGTAATTAAAGACTTGGTTACATTTGATGGACTAAAACTTCAGATGGTGCAAACCGAAGAGTTGTTGAGATTATCAAATGATAAGATTATGCTAAAGGATAGTATAATAAGTACTATGGATACAAAGATATTAAATCTCCAAACTATCATTTCTAAAAAGGATGAACAATTCAATTTAGAAAGACAAAAATCTGAATCTTTAATAAAAGAGTTAAAGCAAGAAAAAAGAAAAGGTTTCTTCTACAAAATGGGTTCGGGTATTGCGGTAATTACAACGATACTCTTTTTAGTAAAATAACAATTTAAACGCATAGAATAAGATGTGTATAATAGTCAACAAAAAAGTAGGTGATACTACGATTATGGCTAAAAACCGAGATAGAGCTTACAAGCCTGTTTTAGAAGTCATTCACACTATGATAGATGGTGTTGAAGTGGCATACCTACATGATGTAACAACTGATTGGAGTGAGGGGATGAATGAATTCGGAATTGGGATTCTAAATACCGCATTAATGGTTGGATACGATGAGGTTGAAAAAAAGATTGTAAAGAAAAGAGGTAAACCATCAAAAGATGGACAAAAGATTAGAAAAGCATTGGCTCAAAAAACAATGAAGGATGCTATTAAGGTAGCAACTAAATTTATGAGTGGTGTTAAGGGACACACCTTTATTTCCAACAAAAACGAAATGGTATCTATCGAAACCACATCAAAGCATACACCTAAATTCGAAATACATCCAGTTGATAAAGTAACCGCAAGAACAAATCACGGACACATTTATTACGATGCTGGATACACAAAGGGTTCAGATTACTTATCTTCTAAGATTAGAAAAATATCAGCAGAGAAAGCTATAAATAAAGCAAATGGTAAAGATGAAGTTTTACCAAATATGAGAAAGCCATATTATAGAAAAGATAGCAATCTTAATATGAGGAGAGATACTGAAAAAATGTTTACCTCATCTCAATTACTTTTAGATTTAACAAACAAAGAATTTACTCTAAACTATTTTAAAGATAAGGTTGAGGGGTTTAAAGGAATTAAAACTATACTACCTAAAGGGTATCAACCAAAGATAAAAGTAATCGCTTTAGGAGTATAAATCCACTTTTTAGTTTATTGATATTTATATATTGAACAAATATTGATAAACTATGTCAACAGATTTCGAATTATTTCCTGGCAAAAACCTAAGTGGATTGTTTCAGGATATTTACAACAACCAAATCAATAAGAAAAAACGAATTAGTGATTTGATAGATGAACTAAAAAAATTGGTTCGTCATGCTGGTGATATGGCGGTTATCGGACCTATCATAAAAGATTTAATTGATACTTCAGTTAAGAACGATGACCACCTACTTAAATTAGCAACAATAGCACAAAGAATAGTAGCGGCTGAAAAGAAATCAGAAGGTGAGGATGGATTCCTATCTGCTGAAGAAAGAGCGCAATTATTAGCAGAGATAGAAGATGTACAAATTGAAGTACAACGAATGGATTCTATTGAAAACGAAGTTGAAGAGATTAAACAAAAAATAAATAAGTAATGGGATTACTTGGAGGTAGAGCAGGTGCATCAAATAATATATCAAGACGAGATAGTTCTTCTGCTAAAAAACTAGCTTATGTTTATGATGTAATTTTAGATGAAACTAATGAATACTCTAAAAATAGAGAAACATTTTCATCTACCAATGGTGCTATTAGATTTAAACTATCCGATAACATTGGAAGTGCTGAAGATTTACCAATAGCGTATCCATCCGATAAAATATACAAAAGTATTCCTGTTAGAAACGAATTGGTTGAAGTTAATGAATTATCCAAAGGGTATTTTGTTTATAGAAGATTAGGTAAGGGAGTAAATCCTTCTGTATCTGGGCAAGTAGATACGATATCAAAAACATTTATTCCAGATTCTAATCAAGGTGGTGATTCTGCTGATTATCAAAATGTATCTCAAACTGGTATTTCTAAAACATCTCAAAACGAAGCAGAAAAATATAATGGATATGGTGATTATTATAATCCACAATCCAATATACACAATCTAAAACTATATGAAGGTGATACTTTAATTGAAAGTAGATTTGGTCAATCAATAAGATTTAGTGGATTTAATAATTCAACAAAAGTATTTTCACCAACTCTTATAATACGAAATAACGAAAGTCCTGTAAATAGACAAAAAGCCGAAGTTGATAGTATTGAAGAAGATATTAATAGAGATGGTAGTACTATTGCTATGACATCCGACCAATATCAAATGGGATTTCAACCTGGAACTGTTGATGATAAGGGAAAATCGGATTTTGAAACAAAGCCGGATTCATTTGCAGATTTTCCAACAAAATTAATTGGGGATAATATATTGATTAATTCTGGTAGAATTATACTTTCAGCAAAAAATGCTGAGATGATTTTCTTCTCCAAAAAGAATTATGGATTTATATCCGATGGTGGAATGTCAATTGATAATAAATTGGGAATTGATATTAGTGTTGGTGATAACATCAATATGATTACCAATGATAATGATATTGTAATGTACACTGGAAAAGGTTCTATATTTTTAGGTAATACTGAATTAGAACCATTGGTAAAAGGACAACAATTGGTAGATGTTCTAGCTGAACTTATTGATGCTATAACTACACAAACATTCTTAACACCATCTGGTCCAACTGCGGTAGGACCTACAAATATAGCAGATTTTGGTGGAATAAAATCTAAGTTGAATAACATACTAAGTAAATTAAATCAAACATCGTAATGGCTGAAATAAATCCAAATGATATAGCAAACCAAGCTCAAAATACTCAACAAGCTGCTCAAGCTGCTGTTGGTAATGCTCAAGCTGCTGTTGCTGGTGCCGCTAGTACATTAAACGATTCAATTGACAATTTAAAAGCTCAAGCCGATGCGGCTAAAGCAGCTGCGGCTGGTGCATTAAATGATTTAAAAGGAGCTATACCCCCATTACCAACGATACCTGAAATTCCTAAGTTACCTAAAATTCCAAAATTAAATTTTCCTAAATTACCAGCAGTTCCAAAGTTTAAACCAAAGAAATTGCCGGAAGATAGATTAAAGAAGTTAAAGAAAACTAAATTACCAAATATTCCAAAGATACCACCAATACCATCTATACCAACGATAGAAATTCCTCAATTGCCAAATGTGCCAAACTTACCAAATTTAGGAATACCATCGTTACCTACGCTTCCTAAGATTGAAGTACCTAAACTACCAAACCCAACTGATATAGTAAATGGTGCCGTTGGTGATGTTACTTCTAAAATAGAAAGTATAAAATCCGATGTAGTTGGAGTAGCTGGTGGAATACAAAGTAAAGCAGAAACCATAACCGAAAATGTAAACAAAGTTGTTGACTTTGAACAAAAAGCATCTTCGGTTGTTAAAAATAAAATAACGGATTTAGATAGTTAGCAATATGTCTTGGGAGATTTTTAAGCAGAATATGTTGAGAACTCTCAATAGTCCAGAGAGTTTAACCAATTTAGATGTTGTAGCAGATAAATGGACAGGGGAATATGATGCCGCTGTTAAAAGGGGATTTGATATAATAAATCAAGTTACTCTGAAGAGAGGTAATGTTGAAATAATGAAGCAACTTGTTAAACTTGCATTATTAAGGGGCCAAACTTCTCAAATTCCATATGATTTGGTTGGTGAAATGGGGAAGGGTGTACAAGCCTATTGGAGTGGTGCTTTAATGAATGAATTTCCAATACCATTAATACCAGCACCTGGTTCAATTCAAAATATATCAGTTACTACTAATTTAGTATCATCGCCTGGAGTTTGGACTCCCATATTTATTTTACCACCAAATAACAATCCGGAGTTAATCATAAATAATTTTATTCTTTATGCAACTTCTCATTTATCAACAATTAGTGGTATAATTAATACAATATCATTATACCCTGGTCCTGGTGCACCTGTACCTGGTCCTGGCGTTATTTTATGGACGGGATATCAAATACCACCAGCATCACCACCAATACCAAATGTTCCGATACCAGATACACCCGAAGATATAGTTAAAATTTATGAAAATTTAGATTTTTCAGATGTACCAGTTGATGTAAACTCATCTGAAGTTCAAGCTATCATAAATCCTGATTTGGGAGAAATAGGTGAATTAATTTTAGATGACCCGGAGATTTCATTAACCGATGATTTGGGTGTAGCCGCATTAACACAATTGGATAATGTTGCAGCTGAATCAATTGATGATGCTTTATATGAGCAGGGTCAAGTTGAAGAAAGAAATGATGAAGAAGCAGAAAGGCTTGAAAGTAGTGGATATAAAACATTAGATGAATTATTAAGAATAGCTGGAAATTTAGCTCCAAAGTTAGGTAAAGACCCGAGAGTAAAATATGAAAATTTAAGAAGTGGTTATATCAAAGGAGTGCATGGATTGTGTCCTCAAGGAACACAAGCTGTTGTAGTTGCTTTAACTGGTATTCAAGAATTAGGTAGAATTAAAGGAAATGCTGATTGGTTCTCATTTAAGAGTCCATCAACGGGCGGTGGCAGAAGTTCATTCGCAATAAATGTTGGTGGTAAAACATATTATAATGATAAAGTACAAATTGATAAATCGTGGTTAACTGATGTATCGGAGTGGGAAATTGGGGATATTGTTGTTATGGGATATACCTCTGGAAATCCATATGGGCATATACAAGTTTGGACTGGATTTGCATGGGTAAGTGATTTTACACAAAGGGCTATACAACAAAGAAAAGTTGATTTTAATACTATTGCTCTTTGGAGATTAAATGAAAATGGAAAGGAAGCTGTACTTAATCGGAAGAGTAAACTCACATAAGGTTTGATTTTTATGTGGTAAATCTTAAAAATAAACCTTTTAAATATTTATACACAAACGAAAGAATTTAATTATGAATACGGACAAGTTAATAAAGGCAATTCAGATACTTGTAAAAGAAGAAATTAAATCAGTACTTCCCACATTAGTTAAGGAAGCTGTTAAAGCTGAAACTGCTAAATTACTAAAAGAGAATAAAGAACTCAAAAAACAGTTGGTTTCTCAAAGACAACCAACTACTCCTACATTTATGGATGTGGATTTAAGCGAGAATAACAACTTAAATGTTGGTACTAAAAAAACATATACTAAAAACTCTGTTATTAATGATATCTTAAATCAAACACAACCATTTTCACAAACAGGAATGAACGAAAGTGTATTGGATAGAACAATGACTTTCACAACTCAAAATGTTCCAATGGGTGGAGGTATAGCTCCTGATTTAAGAGCACAAATGGCAGCTCAAATGGGTTATGGTGATTTTAATAGAGGACCTCAACCAAGTGGATTGGGAGTTCAAACTGGAAACGAATCATTAGATAAAGCACTAAACAGAGATTATTCTGAGTTAGTAAAAAGATTTAAAAAATAATGGCTGTAGTACTTGGTCAACGAAAGGTAGTAGATACTAAAGAGTTTGAAGATTATGCGGTTGGTATAACCCTACCATTGCAGATTGGTAACACTGCGTTTAATCAATCATTTAAAACAGCTGACCAAGTAAAAACAAATATAAAAAGTTTGTTACTTACTAAAAGATATGAAAGGGTAATGCAACCATTATTAGGAAGTGGGTTGCAAGAATTGTTGTTTGAGTTTAACGATGATGAATTGGCTGACAAAATAGAAACAACTATAAACGATTCACTACAACAATGGTTACCATATGTTTCGGTTGAAAAAATTGAAATAGAGCAAAATAATGATAATAGAGATAGAAATATAGTTTATGTATCAATTAGTTTTAGAATAGGTGATACAATAAATTTAGAAAATCTGTCTTTTACAGTAACTCAATAAGATGGCAATACAAACTACAAATAGGAATTTTAAAAATAAAGGTAAAGATATTAAATATCTCAACAAAGATTTTGCATCGTTTAGAGAAAATTTAATCAACTTTACTAAAACTTATTTTCCTAAAACATATTCTGACTTTAATGAAACATCACCTGGTATGATGTTTATAGAATTATCATCTTATATTGGTGATGTTCTATCTTATTATATTGATGATACATTAAAAGAATCTTTACTACCATACGCTGAGGATAGAAGAAGTGTAATAGCGTTGGCTCAGAGTTTTGGATATAAGCCAAAATTATCAACACCAGCAACTACAATATTATCTGTATATCAATTAGTACCATCTATTGGTAGTGGTGGTGGTAATAGACCTGATGAAAAATTTTATTTAAGAATGAAATCGGGTATGAAAGTAAAATCAGCAGATATTAATGTTGAGTTTAGAACAACTGATATGGTTGATTTTAATGATAGTACCGATAGGGAAATTACGGTGTATCAAAGAAGTTCAACAACAGGAGAACCATCATTTTATTTGATTAAAAAAACAGTAACAGCTATTGCAGCAACTGAAATAACTAACACATTTACTTTTGGTGATTATGAACCATTTAGAACAATTGAACTAAATGAAGATAATGTAATCGAAGTATATGATGTTAGAGATGATAACGGAAACAAATATTACGAAGTTCCTTATTTGGGGCAGGAAATGGTATTTGTGGATTATCCAAATACTGAAGCAAATGACCCGGATTTATATCAATTTAAATCATCAGTTCCTTATCTTTTAAAAACTATAAAAACCGCAAGAAGATTTGTAACTAAAATTGATGAGAATGGTAGAACTGTAATTCAGTTTGGAGCTGGTGACCCATCTGCATCCGATGAGCTTCTTATTCCAAACCTTAAAAATGTTGGGCTTGGACTTCCAAACTCAATCAATAGATTGGAAGAATCATTTGACCCAACAAACTTCTTAAAAACAAAAACATACGGAACATCCCCATCAAACACATCAATTACTATAAAGTATTTTGTTGGTGGTGGTGTAAATACAAATGTTCCAAAAAATCAATTAACTCAAATTGTTGGTGTTGAATATGAGGAAGATTTAAGTACATTCACATCAGCTGAAAGACAAGCATATGCGGCTGTTAAAAACTCAGTAGCTGTTGATAATGAAATTCCAGCTATTGGTGGTAGGGGAGCAGAATCGGTTGAAGAAATTAGACAAAACGCTTTGGCAAACTTTGGTTCTCAAAATAGAGCGGTAACCGCAAAAGATTATCAAGTAAGAGCATTATCAATGCCCGCTAAATTTGGAGGTGTGGCTAAAGCATACGCTACAGCCGATGGTAGCTTAGATAATAACTCACCATCATCAATTCTTGCTTCACCACAGGCGTTGCAAGAATTTACCGATTTAGTAATGAGTTTTGTTGAAAAGCCAGACACGGAAGAACCTGATAGAAAAAGTGTTCAACAAGATATTCAAAAATTCTTAACTGGAAAAACTTCTAATGAGAATGAGAAGAATAATCCATTTGCTATTAATCTTTATTTGTTGGGAATAAATTCTACTGGTAAATTAACAGGTCTTAACAGAGCAGTTAAAGAAAATTTAAAAACATATTTAAACGAATATAGAATTCTTACTGATGGTATTAATATTACCGATGGGTTTATTATAAACATTGCGTTGGAGTTTGAAATAGTATGTTTTCAAAACTATAATAAATCGGAAGTTGTTGCTAAATGTATTTCGGAATTAAAAGAATACTTCAATACGGATAATTGGACATTTAACCAAACTATTAATTTGAGTGAAGTTGAACTACTTATAGCAAATGTGGAAGGAGTTAGTTCAGTTCCGATGTTGAAGATTGTAAATAAGTGTGGTGGGCAATATTCACCAAACTCATATAATATAGAAGCGGCTACTAAGGATAAGATAGTATATCCATCTTTAGACCCATCGGTTTTTGAAATTAAGTTTCCGGATACGGATATTAAAGGGAGGGCGAGATAATGGCATACTATTTTATGACAGCATCAAAAGATGCATCAGTTTACCTACAACAACCCAACCAAAATACTGGGCTTGATGAAATATTAGAGGTAAGTAAAGTTTATTATGGTAACATCAAAGATATAGG